TTAGACGGTATAATCATTTGATCGCCTATCTCATCATCTGAAAATGACATAACGAATATATGGCTATCTTTAGTTTTTTTTAATAGATAACCACCCGTGTAGCACATAGTAGGTTTATCAGTTTCAGCGTCTTTTATTTTTTTCCATACGCAATCACTTGAAGCATCCTCCCACCAACAATCATACCAATCATACTCGTATTGTATTGGTTCTTCTTTTTTACGTTTTTTGTACGCCATAATGTTTTGCTTCTTTCATTTGACTTATGGTTTTAGTTTTCCAAGTTTCAAAATTAATTTCAACAATACGTTTTTCCCAATTCCATTTCGCTTCTTCTTTGACCGCCGTTGCAAGTGCCTCAATATGTTGTTTATATCTATCATCTGCTCTTGCCTCACGTTCCTGTGCATTTACGCTGTCTAGTTTACCTGTATTAGAGTTTATCATTTTTTCTTTCATCAGGGTAGCTAATAAAATCTTTCTAGTATGCTCTAATTTAGTTAAATTTGATTTAGCTTCTGCGTGTTTTTGTCCGATCATACGTAAATCGTGCATTTTCATTTCTAGTGTTTCGTCGTTCATAGATTAAACTCCTTTATATGTTTTGATTTGGCTCTTGCTATATTACAATGTTGTATAAAATTCATAACATCTTTACCTGTAGCTACAGGGAATACTTTTTTAGTATGTGGAAAATGGCCATACTTACGTTTAAACGTCCAACTTGCCCATCCCTCTTTGTATCCTTTTTGTTTTGCATAATAAACTAATTGTGCATAAAAGTTTTCTTTGTCTTGTGGGTTAGGTTTCATCTTGGGCAACTCAACTAATCTGCCTTGTTGTATCAATATCATTTTTTCTTTTTTAGTAGGTATGAATGCACAGTTAGGACAAGCGGGGTCTTCCTTAGTTGGTTTGTACACCGTATCACATTCAACACAAGTAAACGGTTGACGTTCAATAGGTTGTGGTTCTTTCTTTTTACGTTCTCTATCTACTGTTGTTTTCAATTCCCATTTAGGTACATCTTCTGGGAAACCGTGTTCATAGACACATCCACTATGATCTATGATTAATGTATCTTTCTTGTTTGGTGCGGGTCTTAAACTTCTACCTACCATTTGTAGATATAACGAATAAGATTTAGTTGGCCTTGCAATAATAACACAAGACACTTTTGGTTGATCCCACCCTTCCGTCAAGACCATACAGTTAGATAATACTTTAATCTCACCTTTGTTTAATTTTTCTAATTGTTGTTCTCGTTCTATTTCTGGCATTTCACCGTCAATGTGTCCACTTGGTATTCCATTTTGTTTAAATATGTTTGCAATGTATTTACTATGTTTTATAGATACAGCGAAAACTACAGTTGGCCTGTCTTCACCGTGTTTAATCCAATGAGAAACAATATCACCAACTAATTTAGGTGTGTTCATTTTTTTATCTAATGTAGATTTTTCATAATCACCCGCAACTATTCTAATATTTTGTAAGTCTGGTATTGTAGGTGCAACTATTCTGTTTGGTACTAAATAACCTTTTTCAGTTAATTCTTTAATATTTCCGCATTCAACAAGTTCTTGGTATATATTACCCAATCCTTTACCATCTGCTCTACAAGGTGTAGCAGTTAAACCAATAACAAAAGCGTCTGGGTATTTTGATATAAGTTTTTTAAATGATGCGGAGGTTGATCTATGCGCTTCGTCAATAATAATTAAACTAGCATTTGGTTTTATAAAATCATCACGATCTACTCTAGCATTAAAAGTTTGTATAGAAACAATTTGTATGTCTGCATAAACATTACCGCTTTTGTTGGCCATAATAACACCGTGTTTAATTTCAAACTCAGCTAACTTACGGCTACATTGCATTACAAGTTCTCGTCTATGTGCAACAAACAATCCAAAGTTTCCTTTATCTTTTGATTGTTCTAACATTGAAGAAGCAATAACAGTTTTACCGCTACCTGTAGGGGCAACAAGTAATATTTTTTTCTTACCTTTAAGAAATAACTGTCTTATATCAGTTATTGCTTTCTTTTGATAATCTCGTAGTAGGTTCATATCTTTTCCATATATCTCTTACTTGAAATAAAACTTCGCTTGGACTTTCTGGTGGCTTACAATGTTTAGCAAACTCTAATGCTTCTTGCTTTGCATAATCAAATGTTTCACCACGTAATCTTATTGAAATAAGCATTTTAACTAATTGTTCGTGTCTATCACCCTCACCACATCCATACTTTAATGAACCGCTATACTTACCTTGATAAGTAGAAGCGTCATAAGTATATTTTTTTCTTTCTGGTCTTTTTAAACCTAAACCCTCTTTTATTTCTTTCATTGTGTAAGGTTCTTGTGATGTACATTGTATAATCTTTACAGGGTATGGTTTGTTTTTATTATGATAAAAACCCGCAACTCTCATCACACGTGGTAAGTCTTTTACTTTAGGGTCTGAATTAAATTTTAAAGCTAATGCTTCTTGATACAAATTAAAACTTTCTAACGGCATATCTTTGACTATCCAATAACAATGATACTTGTTAGGACTTGTATTAACAACTAAACTAGGAATAACATCAAACTTAGTTGGAAGCGGTGTACCATCAAGATCAATGAATACTGCCCTTACTGATTTAATGTGTTGTGTAGTACGGCCAAACAAATCAGTTTCATTTACTGTAAAATATATACCAGCACCTTTTTGATTTAGTTCTGCTAATTCGTTAAAGTGTTGTTTGATTGAACCGTGTAATTGTTTAATTAATCTTTTGTTTCGCATTTTATCATCAAATGTTTGGAACGTATGATTGTTTCCAAAATAATCTAAAAACATAGAATAATGACTTTGTTCGCTAAAATTACTCACATCTATACCCAATAACTAATTTACCGTTTGGTGTGTACCATCCTTGATCTTTTACATCTGTTGATGAATAGTAAGATGATATTTGTTCTCTAATAACATCTGCCTGTTCCGTACAATTTTCATATTTAGTAGGATCAAAATTAAAATACATTTTTTCTAAATCACAAGTATTACAAGCAATTAAAAAATATATTATTTTAATCATCTTCGCTTAAACTTTCATCACTCCAACGCTTCTTAGCGCCTAATTTACCCGCTACTGATCTTTTACGTCTATTTTTAGCTTGTTCTTTTCGTTCTTCTTCTGCTTGAATACAATAAAGGTATGTAGTACCATCCTTGTCTTTTTTTTCTTCAAACAAATGTTTTATTTTAGGATAAATCTTTTCAATTTTTTCTGTTCTGCAATTTAACATTCTTGACATTACTTCGTAGTCAAATGGTATCTTATAACCACGCCAACAATGACAATATAAAAGCACATAAGCGCCCTGTTCTTCCAACGACAATTTCATACGGTTGGGATCTGAAATCCAATCACCCGCATAAAATTGGAACGCTGGACTTTGTTCGTCTGTAGTTGACTTACGCATTCGTTATAAATTTTAACTTTTTTTTAATATCATTTTTAAGCATTGACAATGCATTTTTTGGTTTAGTTGACATCTTTGTCCAAAATTTTAACTTGTCTAATGAATATATTATTAATACCATATGGGCATAATAATATCTTAAATATGTTTCTTGATTTTCGTCTTGTATTTCTTTAGGTACTTTTGCATATATTGCTTTTCTTAGTTTACTTTCTAATTGATCTGTTATACGCATCATATCGTTTTCTATTCTGTCAGTCATATATTCCTTCATTGTTATTGTTAAGTTTAGTTAATTTTATTTTTACCCCAGAAGTAAGGGCTAGTCAAGGACTATCTTGTGTGCAGTTGTAGATGTAGGTGTAGTTGAAGATGAAGATGAAGGGGATACTTTTGCCATTAGCAAAATGATGCGATTTTATGGCAATGCTATAGCAATGCTATGAATAAAGATGTGGCGGTAAACCTAACTAAAGATAACGAAGGGAAAAAAACCGCCACACCAAGACGCTATACTTTTACGCTAATCAGATAGATGCGCTACGCCTAGCGTTGAGGCGTAATTCTTAAATCTGGTCTAAGATATTCTATATCAAAATCACCCAATTTTGCAATTTGAAAAGCACGAAATGGAGGTATTACTTTCCATTTAGATACTGCTGGATGTGATATTCCAAGCATTCTAGATAAATTTTTACCGCCATATTTATTAATAACTTCTTGTTTTCTTTTCTTTGCTAATTCTAAATTACTCATTGTGGTATATTTGCAACAGTATTGTGTCTTAATTCCAACAGATAATTGGCTCTATCTTCGCATTGAATTGCCTCGTCTGTTAGCTTACAGATACATTCTGCTTTGTTATAATGTTGTGGAATAACACTAGATCTGTCAAGGTTTATTATTTCCTTGTCTAATCTTTTTTTCTTTGCTTGTAATTCCTCAACTAATTCATCTATTACACTTGCCATATATTTGTTCTATATTTGTTTTCTTAACTTATGTCAATATTTAACTTGACTATTGTTAATATATCATTTAACTGTAGTTAATCAATAGTAAATTAGTGAAAAAAGGAAAAAACATATGACAAGCATAATAGCAAGTGGCAATGAAACACCACGTTTTCCAAGCGTGTCCGCAGGTGTTCATAAGGCCAGATGTATTAAGGTTATAGATCTTGGTACACAAAAAAATGACTATCAAGGACAAATTAGTTGGAAACGTACCGTGTTAATCATTTGGGAAACACCAGAAGAACTTGATGGTGAAGGTAAACCAATGACAATAAGTAAGTTTTATAACTTATCTTTGCACGAAAAATCTAAGCTAAGTCAAGACTTAGTATCTTGGCGAGGAAGACCGTTTACTGAAACGGAAATCAAATCATTTGACATAAGTAAGTTGGCGGGTGTTGCCTGTATGTTAAATGTAATAGAAAAAAATGGTAAGTCAGTAATATCATCTGTAATGCCTTTAGCTAAAAATGATAAGGTTGTTGAACAAGTATTACCAACTGTAATCTTTAGTTTACAGGACTTTCAAAATGGTAAGAAAGAAACATTTAATCAGTTATCAGAAGGCATACGTAATATGATATTAAGATCAAGAGAACTACAGGATATGAACCAAGATCTAGGTGATGGTAATAACGGTAGTGATCTTAATGTTGGTGATGAAGCGATACCGTTTTAATGGAACTCACAAATATTTCTAACCTCCCTAAAGCGATTGAACGGGCAGTAAAGAATGATCCCTATGACAGTAGTGGCTCAAACATTTCAACTACCCGTTTGATTGCACCCCCTAGAATTAGGGTGTTAGAACAACGAAACTTTGATCTAATTAAAGAGGATGTATCTGATCGTATATTCTCTTTACTAGGTCAATCTGTGCATCATATTATTGAACGTGCTAAACTAAAGATAGATATATCTGAACGTAGATTGTTTTATAAAGATGATGCTATAACTAATGGATGGACTTTAAGTGGTCAGTTTGATTATCTAACTCGTGATGGTAATTTAATTGATTTTAAAGTTACATCTGCTTGGGCGGCGCTTGATGCTTTAACTAACGGTAAAGATGAATGGGAAAACCAATTAAATGTATTGGACTTCTTATGTCGTAAGAACCAAAAAGATTTGACTAGATATAAAAAAGAAATCAAAGTTAAATCATTATCTATTATGGCAATCTTGCGTGATTGGTCTAAACTAAAAGTTATGCAATCAGATAATTACCCACGTAAACAAGTTGTAATGATACCTGTACGTCGTTGGTCAGAAGAACAACAAGAGATCTACGTTAAGGCACGTATTAAATTACATCAAGACGCAGAACAATCTAAAGAATTGCCTATGTGTACAGCTAAAGAAAGATGGCGTAAAGAAGACAGCTATGCAGTTATGAAAGATAATAGAAAAACTGCTTGGCGTGTGTTTGCTACAAAAGAAGAAGCTGTACAATTCCTTATTAGTCAAAAGATGATTGAAGGTAAAGGATGTAGCATTGTATTTAGAAAAGGTGAAGATGTTAGATGTCAACACTATTGTCGTGTTAATGAATTCTGTAGTCACTTTATGAATGTAACTTTCTAATGGCAGATAAACCTAAAATAATCAGACCGTTTATTATGACTAAAGATCCTATGATACAGGAACTTTTACAAAAATTTTCTAAACGGTCTGATGAGGGAATGACAAACTATAGAGTAACAATGGTTCAAGCTACAAAACCATTACACAAATGGATTGATGACACACAAGAAGAACTTTGGGATGCCATTGTTTATTTAGAAAAAATTAAATCTCTCTTAACAAAACTCAATTAATTAATTTATTCCTATTAACTTCCTAATCTGTTAAAATATAGGTTATGGAAAAATTAACATTAAAAAATTTTATCAAATGATAAACGAAGGTACTTTACAGGAGGATGGGTATAATGAACAATACGCAGAAGAAGTCATTATCAGATCAAATCTTGGTAAAGGTTTATCAGAAGATTGGGAAGTATGCTCGTACTATGAGTTTGTGGGCGTGGCGCAAACAGGTTCACATAGAGTATTACAAATACAGGATAAAATATGATTAAATTTATGCTTGTTTTACAGATATGCCACACCGTAATTAACGTATGTTCGCCGCCAATAACTAACAATTTACACTACAATTCATATAAAGAATGTGCTATAAGTGGTTATCAAGAAAGCTATAAAATTATGAATGATTATAAAGAAAAAGATTTAGACAGATTTAGAACTGTTGTGAGTTTTTATTGCAAAGAGGTTAATGATGCCTAAAAGAAGATCCATCAAAAGAACTCAAACTGCTAACATATCTCATAATGTTATTGCTTATAAACTTGATGAAATTAAACAGATAGTCAATAAAAATTCTAAAGACATAGAAGAATTAAAAAAACAAATGGCTATGGGTACAGGTGGTATTAAAGCTGTATTTGTAATTGGTGCATTAGTGGCTATGTTCTTTACAATTTTTAAGGATTTTAGATTTTGGGGTAATTAAAGTGTGGCTAAATCTATTAACAATGGCTTTCAAAACAGGGGCGGATGTATATGCTAACAATCAAAGAACGAAAAAAGCTATCTCGGATGCAAAATTACAAACTGCGTTACGTATGGCTAAAGGTGAAATTGAGTATCAAGGTGCTATTCTTGAAAATCAAAAGTCTGATTGGAAAGACGAATTCATATTAATACTGTTAAGTATCCCTATCGTAATGTTAGGATTTGCGGTATGGTCAGATAATCCAGCGCATATGGAAAAGATGAAATTATTTTTTGAGTATTTTTCTGATCTTCCATTTTGGTATCAGACAATTTTCGTGGGAGTAATTGCGAGTGTGTACGGTCTTAAAGCAACAGATCTAATCAAAAGGAAATAATATGAAAGAAGGTTATCATAAAACAAAGTCTGGTAAAGTAGCAAAAAAAGGTTTGTATTATTATATGAATAGAGCCAAAAAAAAAGGCACATCAAATCCTAAATCTAAATCAACAGTTGACCCTAAACAATATGCTAAAGCAAAAGCTGGGTTTCCTAAATTTGGAATGTAACAATGGTAGCTAAGAAATACCAAAACGAAGAAGGCGGATTAAACCAAGCAGGTAGAGATTACTTTAAACGTACAGAAGGATCTAATTTAAAAGCGCCTTTATCATCTGGTACTAATGCTAGACGTATATCATTTGCGGCTCGTTTTGGCGGTATGGATGGGCCAATGAAAGACAAGAATGGTAAACCTACTAGATTAGCTTTAGCGTTAAAAAAATGGGGCTTTGGAAGCAAAGAAGCGGCTCAAAACTTTGCTAATAAAAACAAAGCATAATGGAATATAACGAATTAAAAGAACGTATTAAAGAACACGAAGGATACAGAAATACCATTTACAAGGATAGTCTAGGTTTTGCCACAATAGGATATGGGCATTTAGTTACTCCAGAAGATCATTACAAAGAAGATATTGAGTACCCTAAATCTGAATTAGATGCACAATTTGAGGCAGATTTTCAAACAGCAAAAGCACATACTGAAAAATTAATTAATGACAACAATGTGGCAGAATTATTATTCAATGCCAAATGTGTCTTAATTGAGATGGTATTCCAACTTGGTGTTGGTGGTGTATCTAAATTTAAAAAGATGTGGTCTGCATTACAAGAACAAGATTACAATGAAGCATCAATACAAATGCTTGATAGTCGTTGGGCAAAGCAAACTCCTTCACGTGCTAACTCACTTGCACAGGTAATGAAAAGTTGCAATCTATAATAATTTCCTGTATAGATTGTATGTGATTATTCTTGAAGATATTATTGTAAACTACGAGAACAAAGAAGAAACACCAATATTAAAAGAAGTACATATTACTAATGGTGTTGTAGAATACATAGATCTAAAAGATAAAATTAAAAACCTAGAGGAATATATAGACGGTTCACCCGCTATTCATTATGACCCACAAAAGAATATTAGTTATTAGTGATCTTCACATACCGTATCATCATAAAGACGCTTTTGATTTTTTAAAAGAAATTAAGAAAGAATACAATCCAGACTTTGTGGTAAACATTGGTGATCTATTAGACTTCCACGCTATATCTATGCATTCTCACGATCCAGATTTATATTCTGCTGGTGATGAATTAAGAGTAGCACGTAAGTATATTAGAGAATTAGAAAGCATCTTTCCTAAAATGATTGAGGTAGAAAGTAATCATAGTAGTTTAGTGTATAGACGAGCATTAAAGTTTGGAATGTCTAAAGAGTTTCTTAAAGATTATGGTGAGTTTTTAGGTACTAAGAAATGGCAATGGATTGATGATTTAACTATTACAATGTCTAATGGACAAAGATGTTTCTTTACTCACGGTAGATCTGCTGACATATTAAAGGTATCACAAACAATGGGTATGTCTGCTGTACAAGGCCACTACCATACTAAGTTTTTAATATCTTGGTGGGCTAATCCAGACAATCTATTTTTTGGTATGAATGTAGGATGCCTCATAAATCAAAAGTCACTAGCTTTTCATTACGCAAAAAATTTTAAAACAAGATTTATATTAGGATGTGGTATTATTATAGACGGCATACCACGATTGTTGCCGCTTGTGCTTAATGAAAAAGGTAATTGGATTAAGAAATTAGTTTAATATTATTTCTTAAAAATATCTTTGTATGCGTCTTCCCAAAACTTAGTAA